TGCCGTTCTTCGTAATCTGCTGAAACCCGTTTTCAGATCTAACGGGACCATTAAAAGTTGTATTAGCCATCTAGCCTTCCTCCTTACGAAAGGTTGCGCCCTAGAGTCTTCGTAAGCGTCTGCTGGGACAGTCGCTAGGGCTAATGCTTCCCAGATTGTCGAAGTAACCATCATTGGATGAAGAGAGGGGGGAATAAACCCCCCTCGCTAAAATCACGCTCCGGGCGATCCGAATACACAACGTGGATCGGAGAAACCGAAACTGTAACGCTCGCGAGCTTTGTAGCGAACATTACCAGTGTCGAAGTCACCTTCCATTTTAGTCGTGATCGGAAGACGCTCAAAGTGAACAAACCCTCGAGGAGCATCCGTCTTAATGAAGAATGCGTCCGTATCCGTGAGGTAGTGGTTAACGACATAACCTTGCGGAAGCATACCCATGTTCCGCGTGGCGTTAACGTCATTATCCGCAGATCCCGGACGGAGAGTTGATTCAAGCAGACGATCCGCTACAAACTGCAATGCTGGCGGGACAATGAGCTTCAAGCCTCGGACTGAGACTTTGAGCCCACGCTCGTCAACAAAAGCAGCAATATCGATGAGAGAGTTTTCAAGGCTCGTCTCATTGAGGTCTGCTGCCGTAGACAGTTCGTTACGGAGAGTGCTACCGCCGGCCAGGGGGTGGTCTGTAGCGCAAAGCTCTTTCCCATCTCCACCAGTGACAGTGCTATCGAATGCACTGTTCAAGACCGCCGCTGCTTTCACCTGTTTGGTGTTCGCCATGCTGCGAGCAAGTGCCTTCGTGTAGCGAGACGCCAGACGATCATAAAGATTGTCTTCAATAGCCTCTTCCGTGATGGAGAAAGCCAAAGCAATCGTTTCCATCGTGTAACGTGCCGTGTACGCCTCTTGAGCGTCATCGAACGAAACTGCCGAACCCTCCGATTTTACTGGTGCCGAACCGAAGCCAGACAACATCACTTCTTCTTCAAAGGCTCGCTCTGAAGATTCAGTATCGAAAATTTCAGCGTGTTCCGCGTCATACCTAGCGTACTCAAGTCCAAATAAGGCATTGAGGCCAGGCTCTAGCTCTTTAGCTAGTTGTGCTCTAGAAATAGCCATTTCTCAAAACCTCCTTATACGCCAGTGGTTGAAGGCGTACCCGCAGCAATGGACCCAACGGGCGCATTGAACGGATTGTTCAACCTAACGATTGCGGCGATACCCGCAGCGGTGAAGTCCTCGTTCTCAGGATCTTCCATCCAACCTAGGACTCTAAGAGTCAGAGAGTTGGTTGTTGCTAGGGTGCTAATAGCCAATCGGCCTAAAGAAAGACCTGTAGCGTCCGTCCCCGTAATGCCGGTGGAAAGGCTGGCATTCAAGAACACACTTGCTCTTGCATTTGCCTTACTTGTCCACGAAGCATCCGTGGCAATAGCGTAGAGTTGATTAGGATCATCTACGATAAATGCCTTTACAGGATGGTTGCTATCAGCGCCAGATCCCGGCCAATAGTTGCTGAAGGTCGTCTTTCCAGTGACGCTAGAAACATACTCGCATCCTTGAAATACGCCTAGATGACTAACAGAGCCACCAGCTGCGTTAGCTGTGTGGTCGATATACCCAGAAGCAAGAGGAATAACCACTTGCCCATGGTAAATCTTGTCACTGTTATCAGAGGCGATCTCATAAGGAGTATATCCCGTAACGCCAGTGGAATTAGCGGCTCCGCCCAACTTATTCAAAGGGCGAAGGCCAAAACTTCCATTAGAGTTAGCCATATCTCATTTACTCCTAGCCCTCTAATTTACGAGGGCCGCCAAAAGTTACACTAGACTGCCGTTCAGGCTTGCTGATCGGCATAGCTGGGTGCTGCTCTCGGGCCAAATCATTGTCAACAGCGGACATCTGATCTCTAGCAACGTTCTTGAAGTAACCAGTACGTTCGTTAGCGATCTCCTCGGGTATCCGGGCTAAGAGCAATCCACCTACACCGATGACGCCAGCATGTTTGCCGTCTTCAACGGTGGGTATCTCAAAGTCTGGAAATTCATCACCCCGTACCAGTTCCCATCCCTCTCGGGATCGGGCTGCTACGTTTTTACGGTCATCAAAACCCATAACTTCTGCTCTTATCCACCTATGCCTGTAACCTTCAGGTGCAGGTGGGGCGTCTAACATAGACGGCGGCCGCCACGGAGTAGAACGCTTCTGTTGTTCGCGTGTGCTATTGGCCCTAGGCGTCTTAGGTGACTTCTGGCGAGTAGTGTTCTCGGTACTCATGATCAATCCCTCACATATTTTGCGTATTCTTCAAGCGGCACATTCAGCTTCTTGGCAATCGCAATCTGCGACGGACTTAACCGCACTTTTTTACGTCCACCTTTGTTGCGGGATTTGGAACTCTCGGCTGACGCAACCTTTTGAGTCCCCCCGTTGCTTCCATTCCTTGAATTGAGCTTCTGAGGAAACTCACTCAAGAGACGGTTGTCCATTTCAGTATAGTACTCATCTGAAGTGGGGTCAAATCCTTCATCCTCAACCAGCCTTCGGTGCAATCCAAAGGCGGCATAAGTCATAACTTCGTCTGTGCCGAACCAATTGTTCCTTTCCGCCCAAGCCTGAGCTTTCGGGTCCGGATCAGGTTGTCTCTGTTGTGGTTGTGCTTGCGGCTGCGGCTGCGGTTGTGGCGCCTGTTCAGCAACCTCCACCTCTTTCTTCACAGCAGCAATCTTCTGCTTCTCCGCAGTCAACTGGGCAAGAGCCTCTTGAGCCTCAACAAGGCGATCCACATCTCCGCTCTCATGAGCGTCCTTGAGAATACGTTTTGCTGAGTCAATCTGAGAGGTGACACGGCTACCAAACTCTTCTTGGTAGCCTTTATCGAGGCTCTCCAGCCGCTGCTTCAAGTTCTCATTCTCTTTGCGGACGTTCTCCGCAAACTGAATGGCCGTTTGTTTCTGACGCTCTTCTTCGCGATACTTTGAGGTCAGTTGCTTAATACGGCTCTGAGCTTTACGAGAGTAATCATCAAGCTCTTTCTCCTTACCTTCGTCTTCGGCAGAGGATGCTATTTCCACGCCATCATCTGCTGGGTTAGGAGGTGCCGAAACATCTACATCAACTGATGTCTCATCAGAATCACCAACGTCGATCCTGGTTTCTTCCGTTTCTGTAATTTCACTCATCACATCCTCTATGCTTTCTAGACATGTTTAATATCATCTGGTTCAAGAATCGTAGCGATAACCTCATCATCATTAATGATTCGGACTTCCCCGCCATCAATCTTGAATCTGGCACCAGCATAACGCCCAATGCACACCCACTGGCCTTCAGAGCACCAAGGCTCCATGTTATCGCCAAATTTGTGCGGATCTTTGTATGCTAGTGGTCCTAACTTAACGACATACGCCACAACTGTGGCCAAAGCCTCTCGGTCTCGAACAACGTCTGGGATGAAAACACCGCCCTCCGTGGTTGCTTTTCCAGCGTAGGGCATTACCAGAATGCGCCATCCTGTCGGTTGAGGTAGTCGTCCCTGTAAGGACTCTTCTAAAAGAGAAGGATCTAACACCTTCTCGTCAGCAGCAACGTATGCTGATGCTACAGAGCTTTTGGCTTCCGCCACGTGGTCTGGCACGTATAAGGTCTTGGTCATTCTTCTTTCTCCAACCTATCTAGTCGTTCTTTGATTTCAGTTTTGGCATACTGTAGCCCGTTAAGTTCTCCTACAAGCTGGCGATACTTCTCCATGCTATCTGGGGAACCATGCAGTATGTTTTGTTCTGTAAGCTCAATCCTTCCTTCTATAGCCTTCAGAACGGCATACGCAAACGAAAGAGAGTCTTCCATTAGCGCATCTTAGATAACTATCGTGTCTCGGGGAGACTTTGTTGAACCACCATCGTTCTTTTCCATGTAATCCAGCAACTCCTCAACTCTCGCACGATCCGCGTCAGATATTGTTCTGCCCTCAGAGCGGTCTATTTTATCTTGAGTCATTTGCTTGCGGCGAAGCTGTTGCATACGAGTCAAAGCTCGCGCTTGAGCGCGATCTGCATTAGATATTGTACGACCATTTGCCATTAGAATGTTCCTTGTCCACCGTTGCTGTTGAAGTAACGTCCCTTGAGCTGAGACTGTGTGCCTTTGGTAAGTTGTTGCGACACGCCGCCCTCTTTACGTCTTTCAGGGGCATTCGGAGGAGGTGCATCGACCTCTTCCATCGTGATCTCAACCGGTTCATCCATCATTTCTACATTTTTCATGACCATCTCCTAATGTTTCACGTGAAACAATTAACCCATTTTGTTTATGCGGCTCTGATTAACTTCCGCCCGTAACAGGGCAATATCCTCTTGAGAATCAATCTTTTCTCTGTCGATTTCTTGATTTTCGGCAGCTTTCTGCTGATCAAAGTCCAAACGGGCTGAGAACTCGCTTGCCTTCCGTTGAAGATCCATTTCCTTAATATCAAGCTCCTTGTCACGGAGCGCAACCAAGGGATCAACATCCGCACCCGGCGGCGGTCCAAGCAGAGGCATGATTTCTTGCGTATATTCAGCAATAAGCTGTGCAACCTCAGCCTCTACGTCCATCGGAGGTGGCTGCATTCCTTGGGCCATCGCTTGTTCCGCCATCATCATAGTCTTCGCTTGAACAACATTCCGGGCCTTGAGCGCAATATGCTCACAGATATGAGCTTGAAGAAGGCCAAGAACAGGGGGAGTGCCGGCTGGGACAGGTGTCTTCATGAATGTAATGTGCGACAGGATATGCGCGTCATGGTCCTGTGTCGGAAACGCCTGTAGGTTCTCTTGAATCAACGCTCGAGCGTTCTCAATCGCTGGATCGGTAGGCTGCGGCGGTTTAGGTGTAGGCAAGATTGCCTCTATGTTCTGAATCCCCAGTGCCTGATACATCCTTCTGTATGCTTCAAACAGGTTGTGTAGCTGCGGATTCGACTGCGCCAACTGAAGCTGCGTCTGCGCTATCGCGATTCTCTGCGACAGAGAAAAGATATTCGGATCAGATACAGGAATAACATCAACACGGTCATCGAAGTCTTGCTGCTTGATGAAGGACTCTGCACCGTAAACATTATAGGGGTACATGGGGGGCAAAGATTCCTTGAATATCTTCGCCAGCATCCTGAATTCTTGCTTCTGGGCGTAGTGAAGCCGCTTATGAATAGCGGACATCACCCGTGAACCCCTTTCTAGAAGCGCCACCGTCGTCCCTACCGCCGCTTGTTGGTTGCCGTCACCAACCTGAAGATCCGCAATCGCCGCAAACCTCTGACCAGCCTCTACTACGAAGCTCAACAGAGAATACAGAGTCTGACTTGGCTCTTTGTAGGGAAGGGGCATCAGACTGTCGCGCAAAGCTCCCCCTGGAGCGTCAATGTCACGGAACTCGCCGGGAGACAGGGGCTCATCGGCGTCACGAATGCGGATACCCCTAGCCTTAAATCCAGCGGGTAGATTCGCCAGAGTTCCAGCGTCAATCAGCTGCCGCATGATGGAGGTCGCGGAACGACCGAGACCCCCAATCATGTGGAGCAGGCCAAGGCCGTAGAAGCCTAGTCCTGGGAGGAACTTGTAGTGTGTGAAGTACTGATTCTTCTTATAATACTCATCACCCTCGTTCCAGTTACGGCGAATCGACAAAACTTTGGAGCTGCCCTCATCTATCGTGACGATGTACGGGAGCTTAATGCCGGTCTCTTCCCCATCCAAAGGACTGACATGTTCAAATCCTTTTAGGTCGAGGTTAATATGAAACTCTATGAGGGTGCAGTCTTCCCCATCAACGGTCTTCTCTACACCCACAAGCTCGCGTTCTTTCTCTCGCAAGCTGTCCTCTGACTCATACGGCGTCAGTTCTACGTCGCGGTAAAACCCGGCTGCCTGATTCTTGCGGACATTGTTGATGTCCATACGAACAACGTGAGCAATACGGGATGCGGACTCAAGATCCGTAGCATTGTACGGCACAACGAGATCATCCGCAGGCACGAACCGCGCAACGGCTCTGTCCAGCATGTCGTCGAAGTAAATCTTCTTGAACGCGCTTCCGGCCAACGGAAGATAAAAGAGCATACGATCCGTCTCTGGGTCATACTCCTGCATAACATTCAGGATCTCGTAGTTCATGAAATCCTTAACGCGCTGTGCTTGATCTTCGGACTCTGGGGTGACGGCGCCTACGATCTGTGTGCGGACGGGACCAGATGAGGGCAGAAGTTCCTTATAGGCCTGTGATTGGAACTGCGTAACAGCCTCGGCAATAACGGGGTGCGTCACGCCACTGGAACCTCGGAACGGTTCCTCACGGTCTTCATACTTGATACCTAAGAGGTCAAGGCCGTCAGAGTAAGCGTCCTCCCACTCCTGTCGTCCAGACCTGTCTTCCTCGTAGAGGTACAGAAGTTCTTGAGCAATGTCGTTGAGGTCACGCTCGTCCAAGAGCTCCGCGAGGTTCGCGTCTTGCTCTGTAAGCATCTCCTCTTGAATGGCGTCTTCAAAGTTAATAACGACAGAACCATCCTCTTCCTCAATGATCTCTGTCGGATCTTCGAGTTCCTCAATCTCAATAGTATCTTCTTCCTCAAGAAGATTCTCACCTTGAGCGGGCATCGCGCCGTCTATTAAGGAGATAGGGGTCTCAGCCATGATTTTTCCTAACGACTCTTTAGCAGTGTGTTAACATCAGGAGGACTCGGAAGAGGACTTCCCTCGCAGCAGGGCTCCACATTTATGCCGCATCTCAAGCATTGTCTGTGCCCATGCACTTCAACAATCTGTTGAACAGAGGAACAGTGGGCGCAGTGTACCTGCTCTAACATTTCCACCTTCTTCTTGCCTGACGAATGCGGCTATTCGGATCATTCCTTGTTTTGGCAGAAGACCGTTTTAGCTGCCCCGCAGAACGCGCACAATAGCTCTTGCGCCTCTTGGCCGCCTTGCTGCCAGGCTTAACCTTTCCTGTCACCGCTGTCTTTAGTTTTGACCCAGGATTGGCTCTGCGATGCGCTGCAACGCCTTTCTTGGTCATCCCTGCGCCTTTCTTGGTAGGACGATAGTTGGCGCCCTTCCCCTTCGTGGTCTTACGAATAGCCTTCTGGCGCTTCTTAGCCACCCTACTCGTCCTCTGAATAGAGGTTATTAAACGTCACAGAAGGGTCGAGGTAGGAATCGTGAGACTCTGCCGAATGCGTCCATTGTGAGGGTGTAAAGTCGGGGGCCCCTTCGCCCGTCCGCCATAAAGCGGGACTCGTTGCACGAACTCTGTTATTCGGCAACGCAACAATATTACCTGTCCACGGTCCAGCGTCAGTCAAACAGACAACATGTGACTGTTTATGCTGTGCGGGATCATCCGCAATCTCGTTATCGGTGTAGTCCACAGTAAACAAGTACTTTCCCGTGTGAAAGTTATTGTCAATTTTACACAACCATGGTGAAGAACTTACCCTATCCATTACGATAACGCTATGATTTCTTGATTCGCAGTCCCATGGCTGACACAAGTGGTCCTCCATAGGATCGGGCCACTTCTCTAGAGGAATGTCCGCTACAAGGGCCTGTATGGGCATTCTGGCCCACATAGCACCCCCATGTACGTTCTCTTCGGGACCATCTTCCATGTCGATCTCACAGCCTGTGAACACGATCTGAAAGCTGAGAGACCTGTCAGGTATCGTATTTACGGCAAACACCATGGCATGAAGGAACTCTCCATGGTAGCGCATGTGATTACACGTAAACTCCCTGCGTACCCAGCATTTAAAGTTGGGTACGTTGCTGATAAGGTACGGCATTAACGGCGTCTAGCCGCACCACCCTTTGCATAACCCTTGGTCTTCTTCATGGCCATGCCACCGCCCATCATTTTCTTACGGCGAACAGCACCACCTTTAGCGTAACCCTTAGATTTTTTCTTCTTTGCGGCCATATCTAACTCCTTTTCTTTGAACTACGGCGTTTTTTGGCAAAAGTCGCCACATTCGTCGGTTTTCCACCGACTCCTTGCGTTTTCGAGCGTTTTCTGGTAACGGCGCTCTTCTTTTGAGACGCTGTCATGCGCTTTGCCTTCGCTAGGGGCACACATTTCGGGTATTTTCGCTTACTTCCCTTGGAAGTTTTGCGTCCGCACGGCTGAAACTTCCCTTTTTTCTTCGGGGCACCAATATCAACCCACTTTTCGCCTACCCACTTGCGTAAACTCATCGCTTTTTACCACGATTAGTGGTTTTTCTGCGTGTTTTAGTGGTTGTGCGCTTCTTCGCAGTGCTTTTCTTGGGTTTCTTCTTACCACCGGGCTTTACCTTACCACTGCACACCGCGCTGGCATACATATTGGCATACGCACTGGGGTAAACGTCAAATTTCCGCTTCGCAGCGGCTTTTCCTCGAGGACAAAGCTTGGCCACGCTACTTCTTCTCGCCTTGACGCCACGCCCGTGCTTTGGACATAGCCCTGTTTCCAAACCAGAAGCTGATTATAGCACTAAATATTACGCCATCTGTCTCTTCACGCCAAGCCATGTCTATAGCCACCGTCCAATCCAAGTTCTGAACGGCAATCATGGCATATATCATGACTCCCTTTGTCGCTAGGTAGGCTAGTAGGAACAGATAAGTAACGACAGGGCGCACAGAACCGCGAAGAGCATTGATAAAGTTTCCAGCATCGATAGATCTATCATGCTCGTACAGTCCTTTCGTCTCTTCGATCTCGGCTTGCGCGTCCAGCTCGGCAATTTTCAGCTTGGATATCTGGTCGGCGTACTTAGCCTTCGCCTCAAGCATCTTGAGCTCTTGCTCGTCAGCCTGCTTCTGCTTAAATATGCCGATGACCTCTGGAATTATAGAGGTTCCAAAACCTAACAGACTGCCTAGCAAGGATATCATTTAACTTTCTCTTTCATTGCTTGTCGCCAGCGCCACGCCAGAAACCCTAAACTGGCGAGCAGTAGCAATATGGACAGACTCGTCTCAACAAGTCCTAGCCAAGAAGCCGCCACGGCTACGCCACCAGGGGCGACGGTTATGAGGTCTTTCGGTTCCATTATTTGTTCTCCACGGGTGGGTGCTTGCCGTTGTGTGCATGTGAAAGCTGGTCTAACTGTTTCGTTATCCACTTTACATCTTTTTGAAGTCCCTCAAGTTCTCTGTGGAGAAGCTTTAGTTCATTCGGACTGTTGATGCTCTTTAACGTGAGCACCTGATTCGCAATCTTTCCGCGTTCCTGCTCCGCATTATCAAGCCTCGCATCAAACTTTTCACGGTTATCTTCCGCGCTTTTGATATGATCTTCAAGATCGTTCATGACGCGGCTCAGATTACTCTTCACCACGGCATAGCCACCGGCCACTGTAGCCAGAACCATAATCCCTTGTATCGCGTGACTCGCTCCAAGTTCCATGACTACCTCACCGCCGGTCCATGTGTCGCGGCCCACCATAGGAACCAAGCGATGCCGCCGGCAACCGCTGCAACAGCCAATCCCTTAGCGACTTCAATCAGAATCGCTTTTCGTTTCTCTGCGCGTTCCTCCGCGTCAATCTTGTCTTGCCGTGCGCGTTCCTTCTTATCGGCGATTCGCTTCTCTCGTTCCTCTAAGATTTGATCCCAGGTGCTTTTCTCATTGGGACCGCTTGGCCACTTCCGGTTGATCTCATCTTTTAGATCAGAAATCTGCTGGTCTAACTGTTTTTTCTCAATAACAGCTGCCGCCGCTGAACTAATACTATCGTCGGCACCATCGTCCTTAGCGCGTTTCTGAAGAATACTTTTATTCTTCTGGCCTATAGAACTACCCGGCTTGTGATTTTTATTTTTTTCGTGCTCGTCCTGTGCGTGAAAGACGCCGTCGAGCCCGTGGACAATCTCTTGAACGCCACGGGCAGACTTAACCAGCGTCTTGGTAGCCGCGATGGCGGCGGCTATAGTTAACGGGTCCACTACCGTTTTCCGTTATTGGACATGTACGCCGTCATGCCCATGTACGCCCCCACTACGCCAGCCTGCCCGATGTAGAAAAGACCAAACAAATCCGATAGGGCCTTGATCCGGCCATCAGGGAAAATCGGCAAGAATACCATCAACGTAAACCCAATCATGGAAATCATCGCCACCCAAGCCATCCGACGCTGGGCATCCGCTTTCTCATGCTGATCACGAACTTCCGCTAACGCAAGCTCTTGGTCGGAGACAACGCCGTCCCCATCAACGTCAAGCTCGTTGTGTGTGCTGCCATCTTGTAACTTCTTTTGGGCCATCAGTAGTACTCCCGTGGCCTTGGACTAGAGACGATCTCGTCGTCTTCTTCGTCACTATCAAGGCGCAAGAATCCGCCCCTACGATACCTTATTAACGCCATTGACATACTATCACAATAGTCATCATGGTCGCCATTAGGAAATGCCGCACACTCGTCAATCACTTCTTCCGAGAATTTCATCTCAGGCGCCCACACCTTTCCTGACTCAAAGATCGGCGCCACCATGTGCATCCGGGTGTGCTTATCACGGCCCTTGGACGGTGTATAATTCACCACAGGAATCCCCATCGCACGTAACTCGTCCGTGAGCGGTGTACCCGTAGCCTTCGCCTCAATCAAAACCATGTCAGGGTCCCAGTAGTTGTACTCCTCCAACGCCTTGTTCTTCAGCTCGGGGAAATCCCAACGGCCTCGATGCGCGTCCATCAATATAATATGATCGGAACCACCCTCCTTCGGCTGGAAAACACCCCAGGTCGTAATAGCCGAGTAATCCGCCGTCTCCTTCTTACTAAACGCCGTGTCATAACTCTGCATAATATAACTCACAGGAGGGATGTCCTCTTTCTCCCAGACGTTCCACCACTCCTTCTTGATTATCGCACCCTCTTCAGCCGTAGGATTCTGCTGCCATTGCGCGTTCCACTTGCCCAAGGACAACGAAGCCTTGACCTTTAACAGTTCTTCCTTCTTCCAGAACTCCGGCCAAAGGACATTGCCGCTCGGCAGAATCGCCGGAAACTCCACAACCTCCCACTGGTCAGACATGACATCCGAACCTTGGGCCTTGATCAACTTACCCGTCAGATCCTTCAAGGACCACCGGGTCATGACAACTACAATAGACCCGCCCGGTTGTAATCGCTGACGGGGCCCTGACGTGTACCACTCGTAGGCGTTTTCCATAGCCGATTCAGATAAGGCATCCTGTTCAGAATGTGGGTCATCAATGATGAGAAGATCAGCACCTCGGCCCGTAATCGCACCGCCCACACCCGCAGCATAATATTCGCCACCTTGACCCGTCTCCCAACGGCCAGCCGCTTTCGAATCCGCCCGCAAATCAACATCTGGAAAAATATCCCTGTACCGTTCCTCCTCCATAAGGTTACGAACCTTACGGCCAAATCGCACAGCTAACTCAGCCGTGTGCGTCGTCTGAATAATCTTCAACGCCGGATTCTTGCCGATCAACCAAGCAGGCAACAAGTAACTCGCAAATTCAGACTTCGTATGCCTCGGCGGCATATTAATAATGATCCGTGAACCGGGAGTCACAGACAACTTTTCATATTGTTGCGCGACTTGCTTGTGATGAACGCCCTCGATAAACCCATCGTAAACGTAATTCACAAACTCCATAAAAGAAGAACTCGCCCGGGCACGGATGGTCAGACGCTTTTGCGCCTGCTCCAAAGCAAAGACCTCACGCAGTACCTCTTCAGGGGCGTTCAAACTCATGGGAGAAACGTACACGGAACATGGTTCAATGACAATTACAATGAAATATTTGTTCAAAACACTGTCTACACCCTCGTGCAGACAGAGCGCGGCGGCCGCAGGCCGACCCGCCCGATGTCGGGCGTCCGGCAAAAATCGGGATTCGGCCTAAGTACCTAGGCCTCGTCAACTGTCAGTTGACAGTTGGTATCATGCCGACGCGATGGCCCGCCGATATCCCGCCCGATGAGCGACTAAAAATAAATGGGATTTTATGGGAAAAACTATTTGACCGCTTTCCCATTTTCGTGGTAATGTACTTGTACATTAAGCGAGCCCGTAAACGGGACGCGGTCAAGGGGCCAAAAGACAATGAGGCCTCGAATCGATAACAAAGGAGAGTGTTTACTATGAAGAAAATCATCATGGATAACCAAGAGTTTACGAAACGCGATGACGTGATTGCATTCGGGTTCGAGGCAAAACGAATTGCCAAGGAATTCGAAACAATTGGAAAACCTGCACTTGTCGACGATATGACAAGCAAGGGTTTGTTGGTTCATAGTGCTGGCATTGCAACAGCGATTATCAAGGAAGCGTCGACACGAGACGCCTTGAACAAAGATAACGTTTTGACGGTGTTGGCAGAACTTGGCGCGACGCCTGATCAAATCAAACGTTGTTTCAAGACGACCAACGTCAAAGCATCCCTGACTATCAAAGGGAATTCGTAAGCAACATGGGCGGGCAGCAATGCCCGCCCATTTTCATGGAGGTTAATATGAAAGCGTTTTTGAACTATGAAGTTTTCGGAAACAGAACAATCCGAGACATCGCTATTGACTACGGAATCAGTATCGCCGTCGTTTTGGTGCTTGTGCTTCCGGTAGTCTTTTCGACAAGTTAACCTAGATTTTCAGCTCAGTTCTAAACACGGGCGGGCAGCAATGCCCGCCCATCACTTTGGAGAGTGCATCATGACTACTCAGACGTTTCATAGGATTCTGATCATCCTATTATCTATGTGCATCATTGGATTTTTCGGCCCAGTTTTCGTTATGTTGCTGGTTCCGAAATATCTCACAATTCCCATGATCTATGGCCAAGTGTTTTCCGTGGTAGTTTCTGCCGCCGTATTGCTTGGCATTTGGTTGGAGACCGACAGATGACAAATCAACCAATCATTCGGGACGATGGGACGATGGATACCGTTGTCGAATATCGCGATAATTGGTGGCGGTACGATTCCGAGTATCGCTACAGTTTCAAGAATGACGATGAATTCTTGGAATCTGTTAAACGTGCCATCGACTCAGAATTAGAGCCTGAGCAGATCCATCCTATATCGCCGATTCTCTACGCGGCACATAACAGGTAATTCAACAACGGGCGGGCAGCGATGCCCGCCCATTTTTTTGTGTCTGGGCGCCCAGCGCCGGCCAGGCTCGAGCTCCGTCCGATCTGCTAGATTAATTAATATATAACCACGACCCTAGGGCCCAGGCCGGCGGCGGCCGACCCGACCCGACCCGACCCGACCCGACCCGATGCCCACAAAAAAAGGGCCCCCACATCGGGGGCCCGAAGTTTAGAGAGTAATTCGATTTACGTTCGGACGTTGACCCGACCTAGACTGCCGAAGCAGTTCGTGCATTCGGTCTCGTATGGGCCGTTGCGTCCGATGCGTTCCACGACACCGTCGCCCAAGCAATCGGGGCATTCGGTGTCTTGCGCCTTGGGTCGCGTGGCAACTACACCGTTTCCAATATAGATGCCAGTTGCCCATGACGGCGTGACTTGCGGCACTCTCACGCCGAAATTCCCGTCATCATATTGAGCATGAGTTTCGGATATGCTTCTTGAAATTCAGGCGATGCATACGTGAGGGTGTGATATCCGATGACATCGGTTCTATAGGTGTTACCGAATTCCCACGACCCATGGGTCGCGTCCGATTTTGCAGCGGTATACCATTTTGCACAACGGTCATCGACTTCATTCTTTGGAAGCTTGTACGTTTTCAGAACGCGAAGCTCAATGGGGCCAATTGCGCTATTGTCTAGCTTGAAAATGGCGTATGGGTTTTCGGTGTCGCGAGATTTTCCTAATGGGTTAGCCATGACTTGATACTCCATAATGGTTGTTGACTATGAAGAGATTATCCCATTATACTGGCATAGTCAAATATTAAATGAGGTAATCAAAATGTCTTTAGATGCAGAACGCGCCTTGCAAAAGGCAATCGATGAGGAACGCGCCGCCGACCCTAAATTTGATGCGAAGGTCCATGCGTGGAATTCTTTCATGGACATGCATAACACGACAGGCCAAAGCCCCATGCAATTAGCGGAAACGCCTGACGGCCAAAAGGTATTGGATGAAATTAATGCCAAGGTCGGCGCATCCATGGCCAGAATGTTCGGAGGGTGATATGTCGCTAAGTTTTGATATGTACCTATATGGTCCGCGCATTGAAGGCGAAAATTACAATGTCGGAGTCACTGAAAATTATGAAGGGGACAAATACCACGTGGTCATATTTGAAGATGTGGGAGACCCGCCATCGGAACATTTCGACACGAAAGGATTCGACGATGAGGAATCATTGTTCGCCTTTCTTAAAGACATGGCGAAAGGGGAGTTTTAATGACTGATACGA